GCCCGTGTCACGGTCGAAGACAAGGCGAAGGAAACCCGAGAGAATTCTCGGGAGACCGCCTGTTCTAGAAAATCCTTGGAACAGGTCGTCGCTGACATAACCTTGGTCAAGACTTTTTTCGAAGTCCTTTCCAAAGTTAGGAAGGGTTATCGTTAAAAATGATAACCCCTCGTCTTCAACACGACTCTTGATCTTTTTGAGATCAAGAGCGGTACTCGTGCCACACAAATCCCCCATTTCTTGGAGGATTATCTGCAGGAACAGGATCAGGCTTTTCATGGCTCCCTGCTTTCAGGTGGGCCATCCTCAGCCATGTCTTGTTTTAGCTGACCCGGTTAATGAGTGGAGTATCGTATCCTGTCGAAAGACAGTAAACGATAACCACCATCACCACGATAATGATCGCAAGTCTCACCACTTGGATAAAAACAAGCAGAGAGAAAAGGTGCCTAAGAACTTTAAGCTCCTTTAAACCGCGATCATTACCATTGCTCAGTTCTCACCACCCAGAAGCTGGGTGACCTTTGCACCAGTAGAGGCCGCGAGGTACGCAACAAGTGCGTCCACAACGTCCTTTGCCTGGGCAACCGTGTAGCCAGTCGGAGGAACATCGATAGAGCAAATCATGCTCATCGAGAACTTCTGATTGACAGACGGCGCAAAGGGATCTGCAGCAACCTTTGCATGGTTGAGGCGGATCGTGTGCCTGTTCCTACGCCCGTAGGTGTGGGAAACAGACAGTGAGACCAGTCCATCGTTGGTCTGAAACAGACCAGCGTTTGGCCCCGAGGAAACCCGGGGCATGGACTGAGCGACACTAGCAATAGTGACGCTCTGAGGATCGGCGAAAGACACAGCACTATTCCTGACTTTTTGAGGATGGTGCGAATTGGTACTCATCACACCGCCCTTAGGAGATTACCTAAGGGATCGTGCACCTGAGCCTTTTGTAAGGCCCAGGGCTGTGAGAATGGACCACTGCCGATCCGTGAAGGAATTCGGGTTCAGTCCAAAACCGTAAGGGCTAGCCTTTATACGCTGCTTACGCACAGTGTGGTAAGTAGTTGACAAAGGCCCACTCTGCTCACCCAACATTGAGGTGATACCAGGGTGGATATGGGTATCCTTGACAGTGCTTTCGCACATCAGATATCCATATCGTAGGACAAGGCTATCTTGGGCAAAGGCGTTAACGTTATGAATAATTGTATTCAAATCGCTAAACCAGCCAAGTAGCCAGCTCCATGGAATCAATTGCCAGACAGCCTCGGGGTCCAATCCGAGGCCGGTGAGATGATCAATCTCACGTGCATATCCCTCTATATTGGCCATGAACTTATCGTCCATGTTGATATAGTAGGAATAAGCGCCACTGAACCAAATCTTATGAGATGTTTCAGTGACTCTGGTAATTGGCCCAGTCCATTTCGTCAGATTATTCGTCCACGAGGGCGTATAGGGAGAGACATTTACGACTCTCCCCGTTTGAACGCTACTCGTGGTCGTTTTAATCGTCGGAAAGGAAAACCTCCTCCGGACTTGACGTCCGGAATCTCGCCTATACTGATCAAGGATCTTTTTAGAATCCCTGATAGCAGCTGCTGCCTTACCGATATCGGAGCCCAGCGGTGCAAGCCCAAAGTTCCAATTCAAATGCTCATGTGCCAATCCGGTTATTAAGCCGATTGGCGAGAGCTTCGAATGGAGCAAAGCTTGTCCTACTGCGCTGGGGAGCCCATCTAAGATGAGCTCACCTAAGTCAACGGCGAGAGAGGAAAGTGAGTTAGTGGGTATCGTTGCCGCAATCGCACTAGCCCCATAAGTAGCAAGGGCTGGAGGCGAAACCGGTGGATACACACTGGTGACAGGGAATTCTCCAGAGGAGGATCCTTGCCACACGATCAGGGGACCCCGATACGTACCAGGGGAATTGGTGGAATTGTTACCAGTCACAGTAAATCTAGTGTGACTAGTTTCCATCCAACTCTTGGTAGTATCGAAGGTNTGTCCTGTATCGTATCCAGATCGGTTCTCACGAACCTCGTTGCCCATCCTACGGTAGAAATCTACCATAGAAGTGGCATCCGAGAGGTTACCCTCATCTGGAACAATCTCACTTTTACTACCACGAAAACTCGTGGTAGTCTGGGTATGGCCAGCAAAAACGCCATTATCGAACGAATTGTTCGAAAATTGGCCTGTAGGGCTCTGACGATAATCGAAGCTCAGGATCTTAGGATCCTGAGCAACTTTTCTCGTCTGAGTTACAGTGCTAGCCATAAATGAAGCT